ATATATGCTGCACCAAAGAACCTGGATATTGGTCCTGAAGATATTCAGTAAGTTCCATTTTGGATGGAATACCATTCTCAGTCACCATAGAAATTCTATGGATATTTCCCATATACACAATGTCTGCAGAAAATTCTTCTGTTTGGGGTTCTTGAGTGTTTCCACCAACAATCAGAGTTCCATTAAAATCTCCGGAGATGTTGATACTTTCTTCCAAAAACTGTTTGAATGTTTTCATATCAGCAGTTCCAAGCTCTAAGGGACTTATTGATTCTGCTATTTGGGTCATTAGCAGTTTTGGATGAAGTGAGTTTTTTCTTCATTCCAGACATTCGGGCACAGAATGAAGCACGACGTTTGTTGCCAACTTTCTTTGATGGTGCTTTCAAATCACTTCCAGGATTTTCTCTTTCATAAGACTTACGACCTTTCTCATTCAACCCACCTTCTTTATTCTGTCCTTCTTTTCTGGTCCAAGCAGCACCTTCAGTCTGCAGAAAAGGTTCTCCTGGTTGATAGTCCACTACATTATATGATTGAACTCTAGATCCCGGATATACTTTCTCAATTTGATTTTGAACATCTTTTCTACTTGGAAGAGATGCTTGTGGGAAGAACATTTTAAGTGAATAATACTTTCCTTTCCAACTCAACATTACATGAATTAAGTTTCCAGTTTTTGCTGGCATTCTTACTGCTTCTTCCAATTCAGTCTCTTCACTTACAGACTTCCAACCACCACCTGCTTTCTTATATTCTTTTGCAGCCCAACCATTTGCATAAGCAGATGGATATACATCAAACTTTGCTTTTGCTCTAGACTTCATTTTAGACCAGAGTGCTGGATTTGTTGGAACGTTTTTTTCCTCAAGATTTTGAAGTTCCTTTTCTCCTTCAATCTGTTCAAGGATTTTAGCAACAATACCAGTATGCTCAGGTACACAGTTTGGAACCATTTTATTTCCTTTCTTTTTCATTCCAACTTGTTTATATCCGGTCCAGCAAGGACCCTTTGCTTCATCCATGGATCCATGAACATCATGTTCGCCACTATCTAAGTAATCTGCAGCAGCATCTAAGTAATCTGCTGCTTTAGTAATCTTTGATTGTACCCATGCTTCAATATTACCTTCTCCCTTACCCATTTTTTTCTTCAATCTCTTTGCAGCATTCATAACTGTAGAAAGTTCGGAACGAGCCATAGAGTGCTCATGATCCTTTTCTTCATTGGTTGGATGAATCTGTGCAATATCATACTTCATTTGATTAGTCATAATTGCTGGTGGCATTGAGAACATATCCCAATATTTGGGACCATAAGCACACTCAGATCTCAATTCATTTTTCTTGCATTTGGGACAATATCTAACTAATCCCATTTCTTCCTTGATCTTATTGGATGACATAATTGGTTTTCCTCCTTTTCCTGGACGATCTGCTACAGGATCTGCTTTTCTTTTTCTTCTTACTGCAGCAGCAATCTCATCCTTAGACATTTTTGCCGCCTTTTCCTTAGAGAGGCACTTTGGTTTTCCTTCTCCAGGTTCACGAGCACACTTACCAATTCTTTCACCTTTCGTATTGTAACGATCCCATCCACCACCACCAACTCCACCTTCTCCACCAGTTCCAAACCATTTGCGGAGATCTTCATAAGCAATTCTTTTTTTAGAATGCTTAATCTCACCTTTTTGTTTTGCAATCAGTTTCTTGGAAACAGTTGCAAAATCTGCAATAGGATTTTCATCAGGAATACCCTTCTTAGGAGTATCATAGATGTCTACATCTCCATCAGCATCACGATCAACATACTGCACTGTGGCATGATGAACCAACTGTTTCATATCAAGGTTGGGATCTAACTGATGTTGTTTTTTTCCCAAGTGTGGAGTTTTATGGGTAAATTTGGTGAACTTAGGTTCCATCAAATATTATCAAGGATCTTTTTATATTTAGTAATCATTGGCATTTTGGAATTTTTCTTTTTTTATTCCTTATCTTCAGTAATTCCGTTCTTCAATAGTTTTGATAACTCTGCAGTAGAACCAACAAAAAGTGCATTAGTAACATTGGTTGGTCCTTTGACTTTTTGCTCATCAATATCTTTTAGTTTCTTTTGCAAATCAATTAATTTATCTGTCGCATCAGCAACATTTTTAATTAGTTGTCCAGCAACTTCATAAGCTCTTGGCATCTCACTTTCTTGTGCAAGTTCTAAAATACCATTGAGTGCTTCTTGACCTTTTTCGATGATTGAATATAAGTTGCCTCTAGTATACTCATAATCTTTTTTGAGATCATTAGAAACTGATGCTATAGATTCTACCTTTTCTTCAACAGATTCTACTTCACGAGATACTATATCTCCGGCAACATTAAATGTATCATTAAGATCATCGAATTTTCTTGTCATTTTCATACTGTTTCTTTACAATAAACCACTAAACCCAAAATCATCTCCAAATTGAATTAGATTTGCATCCGCATTGGTAATTAATTTGACTTCGGATCCAGAAACATGAGATGTTGGAGTTGTTTCATCATATCCACGTTCAACTGTGATTTTACTTCCAGATTTAGAAGCAACTCTGAAGTTTTCGTTATCAATAACTATTACTCCACCAACAGAAATTGTTGATGCATCATTAACTTCAATAATAGTCGATAAATCTGTTACATCCTTAGAAAGGTTTGTAACAACGTTGTTAGTATAACTCTTAGTTGCTACTGGTTCAACGGAATAAGTAACCTCTCTTGTTGGAGTGCTTGTACGATCTCCTGCAATATATCCAACAGAAACCTTTTCAATAACATCTTTGGAAACATCTGCGATGGGACCAAACAGATATGTTTTTGCTGTAAATCTTAAAGTATAAATTAAAGCTCTTCTTGTAGAATAATCTCCTTCATAATCATCTTGCATTGATATTCCTTCAAGAACAACAGGAATGTCTCTTTTTTCTCCAATTGTTTCAACAAGATCAACACTCACAGTATATGCGGGTTGAAAATATGGAATAATTTGCTCGATAATCTGAAGCATATCATCATTTAACTTAGTCATAATGCTAAGTTCAAATGACATATTATATGGAACAGGCATATAAGACTTTCTTGGTTTAGTCTTATCAGACGTTAAAGATGATAAAAACGTTTGAGTAGTTGTTACCTTTCTTGAAGTGTCATATGTCAATCCAGTAAATTCGAATGACATTCTAGGCAATGACATTTGAACTGGTTTGTTCAAATCAGAAACTTGTTCTAATCTTGCCAAAAACTTTTGAATTGGTCCATATGCAAGAGGAACTTTGATCGTGCTTACGACCGAATCTGAATTGTCCGTATGTTTAATTGAAATATCATTAAACAAAGAACCAAACGAAACAATAGTTCTTCTTAATATTTCGTGGTAAAAATATTCAAACATTTGTCAGGAGATTACGATATACTATTTATGGATTTCCAAAAGGATTAGACTCACTGAAATCTATAATTGCATCAGCCTCAGATTCAATGGTATCGTTTTCGGCATATGTGTCTGTTGTATTATACTTATTGATTATTCTTACTTTATAAGTTGCTCCGGATTCAGAACCAGTTAATACATCACCATTCACAAAAGATCCTGAGATATTAGATACCTTCAGTAAATTATCAACCGAATTCCATTCTTTAACTAATGCAGTGGTAGAACTTATACTTCCAACGACTGTTTCATTATAAACATATGTTCCCGATCCAGAAAAATATGGAGAAGAAACTGTTATAGTTGGTGCTTCTGTATAACCAAGTCCAGCATTTGTAATATAAATTGCAGTAACAACCCCTGCGGTGTTTATGTGCGCTCTTGCAGTTGCTGTTACTCCAGCACCTGGAGCTCCACTAAATGTTACCGTTGGTTCTCCAACGTATCCAGAACCTCCAGAAGTTAAAGTAACTATACCAATGACACCATCACCAATAGTTGTTGTTGCCGCAGCTCCTGCACCCCCACCACCAACAAATGCAACTGATGGTGCATTGGTATATCCATATCCAGGATTTACAATTTCAACTCCCTGAACTTTATAGTTTTCAGTATTTCCATTACAATCAACCAGTCCACCAATGAGTGTTGCAATTCCAACTGCAGTTAGACCTCCTGCTGGAGCAGAAGAGATAGCCACTCTTGGAGATGATGTGTATCCGTTTCCTCTATTTGTAACAGTGATTAATCTTACACCACCATCTACAATTCCAGTAAAAGCTGTTGCGGTAATTCCCGCACCAACCATAGTTAGAGATTGAATATAACCTTCATCTTTCACATTATCATCAATTTCCTCAACTCCAGTGTCAATAACCTCATCCTCATATCTAAACAATTCGCATCTTAGTTCGTAAACATAAGTTTTTTGGAGTTGATAAAATGGTTTTTCATGCTCAACAAATTTAATTTCAAATAATCTATCTCCGAGTGGAAACCAAATTAAATCACCTTCTTTTGGTCTGGTTGACAGTTTGATATCTGGTATATTTTTTGTCAGTGGTGAAATATAGGTTTCAAATCTTTCTTTTGATATGATTAAACTTAAATCATTTAATGGTTGAACACCAAACTTTGAAAGAAGAGTTCCCTGACCCTCATACCCATCATAAGTGTCTACATATGCTTCTAATGGATACGCATTATCGAACTTGGATTCAATGACTTCTTTTATTATTGTTTTTTCTGTAAGGTATCTTCTTGGAATATAATAAACTTCAACTCCATACATGCGAAGTTGTTCGTTAATTAAACTTTGAACTAACGACTGTTCTGATTTTGATCCCTGAAGAAAAAATGGATTTAGCATATTATCCAATCATATCTAATGGTGGTAATTCGTATGTATTGGACATTTTTTCCATAATATCTTCAAGTTCTTTTTGTGCATCATCATAAATTTGTCTTCCGTTCAATTCAATACCACCTGGAAGTTTAACTCCTTGGAATTTTATTAAATTCTGTCCCCATTGTTTTTTGATGAGAGAAGTTAAATACATCTTTAAAAATGAATCATTCCATACTCTAGAATAATCACTTGGATCTAAGGTTCTGTAACAATCTATAATTAAGTAAGTGCCTGCAGTCACTGAATCCCAATCAATATCTAAGTATAAACGATCTTGTCTCTTGTTAAATCTAATTTGTTTTTGTGTTGTAAGTAAAAACTCAATGTCTTCCAAGTAAGTTTTTACCATCGCATAAGTTAAAAGTTCAGTTGATCCCCAGTAATAAATGTCATTCAAGAACAACTGATACTTCACACTAAACATATTGTTAGTGATTGTATTGGTCCCATCAAAGTGAAATATTTTATTTACCCCAATTACTGAAGGTGGAATCTGTAGATAATTTCCACCTTCATAAAAATTAAACTGAGTAGTTTGTCCAACATTATGGTTTACTGTTATTGTGCTAATTCCAACTCCAGATGTTGGTTGTGCCTTACCTCTATTAATATCGTCTTCGGTAATTTGATATTTTAAAAAAGTTGGGTATACTCCATCAAAATGTCTTTCTTGAAAAAACTGAATGGCGTCATCTACCAAGTCTTCAATTTGCTCATCCGCAACATTAATTTCCAGAACTGGAGCACCCAGTTTCCTTTTGCAATAATCAATTAATTCTTGTCTACTGGATGGTTGTGCCATTTATCTATTTACCCCTTAAGGTATTTATGGTGCAGAAGATATTCCAGAAATAACTAAAGCATTTCCACTTGCAAGTCTATAAACAGTAGATCCAGAACTTACAAGAACATCATATACGTATCTACCTTCACCCAAAGATCTTGTTGCAGTGCTTCCCAATGATAAATTAAATTTACCCTCAACAGCACTTGTAAAACCAACATTAAAGGTTGCTACTGCATACATCGATGAACCAATAGAAACACTTTTTGCCATCTGTGATGAACCAGTCCATCCATCAAAATTGAAAGCAGATCCTGATGTAGTTTTTACTGTAAAACTATCAGTAAAAGTTGATCCCGTGTTAATTACAAGATTTGCCCCGTAAGCAACACCAGAGGTTGGATCAAAGGTAATTGTGTGAGTTGCCATTAGAATTTAGATACAACTTCTTGTTGTTTTAAGTAAAGTTTGATATATGATTTTGAATAATTTCTCAAAATATCAATATTATCTATACTATCTATGTCTCTTGCAAGTTTTTCATATTCAAACATTTTATTGATGTCTTCCAAAATAATTTTATCTGGATCCATTAATTAACTCCTTTAGTAAACTCTTAATCTCACCCAGTTCATTCTTTACAGTTTCCATTTCACCCTCAATATTTTTTATTTTATTTGAGTCATTTTGTTTTGAGTTTCTAAGTGCAATATAATTGTTATATTCATTCATGTCTGTATTTAAAATTGCTTTTGTTTTTTGGTCACGTACTAGATTTACGTGACCCTCTACTTTTGCGTAATCCATAATTATGCGAGAGCAATAGTTCTAAGATCTCTAAGTCTAGGTGGATATGCTTGATTTGTTGAAGTTCCAACAATCTTGACACTAAAGTATCTAAATGTTGGCAAGTTGTCAATTGTGAACTCAATATCCGTAAATTGTGCTTGATCACTAATCAATGCCAAAGTGTCGGATTTTGGTACAAACTTGTCTGAAGATCCATCACTATTTGAGATATCGATAACTTGACCAGACTGAAGAAGATTTGAATATCCTGGGAAAGGATAATAAATTAATTCTTCAGATGAATCTTTTGCAATTGCATAGAAAGCTCTCACATCATTATAGACATTCAGATATGCAGAAAGATAAAGTTTAATCGATGTTGCGGGAGATTCAAGAGAAATTGGATTTATTGCATAAACAAATGCATTAGGATCGTTAATTATGTCTGAAGTTCTGTTATCAGTTATATAATTTGTGATTGGTTGATTGACTCTATTGGAAGTGAGGATCATTGCAACACGATGCAAGTCAACAACAGGAGATAGTGAGGGGTTTGTGGTATTGAGGTTCAATTCCATTGTAAAGGATCTGTTTCCGGGTAAAGTTGTCAGTGAATTTGTCTCATTGACTCTGGAAGCAATCAATCTTGGAGAACTTAAGTAATTTACTCCTTTCAGAGTAATATTTTCAAACCCTTTATCGGTAAAGGAAATTTCGGAACCATCAACACTTGTTCCACCTATTGTTCTAATAGAAGCACTAATATTTGTTCCTGCAGGAGTTATATTTTCGACTATTGGAGTTATAACCTCATATTGAATGTTTTCTGTGGACTTAATCTTATTCCCACCAGTAGATTTGGTTTCATTCAGATAAAGTTTTGGTAAACTTGTTCCAACGGATCTATCGATTCCATTTGTTGACATATCCAGTTTAATGTTATAATAATCAAGATCAATAGAATCGGACACTGTTGAATCTGAGAGATTATGAACTTTGTTAATTCTTCTCAGAGAAACACCATCTAACTCATATTTGTAAACAAAATCTCCTGTAGTGTAATTAAATGCAAGAGTTGAATCAACAGATCTTGTGATTCCAATAAGTGAATTGGTAGAAACGCCAGTGTAAGAAATAATTTCTTGACCAATTCTTGCATAACCTGGATTTGTTGTTCCAACCCCAACATTTTCAAATGTTCCAAAGTTTGTAGAATCTGCAATAAGTATAGTTGAAGTTGAGGTTGATTCATAATCTGCAATCAGTTTTGTTGGAGTAACATCACTGATAACATTTGATATTTGGACTCTATTGAGAG